TTTTTCTAACATATTCATATTGATCAAAATATACTATTTCGATAGTGTATTTTAGGTTGTATGAATATGTTTGCCGAAATTCATAACAAAAATTGATTTTACTCAACATTAATTTATTAATGTTGGAAGAAAAATGAATTTGAGATAAAGTATCGCTTAAATGCGACCATGTCTGCTTTATTTCAAATTTGTTTTTTAGGATTAGTTTTGTTCTTGTAGTACGCTCTTAAATGATGCACCTTAGGTACTATTTTTTCAAAACTTTCTTTTGACAGCCCCCGACACGATTACGATTCCGACTGATTTGTGCCAGAATTATATTCGGGTATCGCCCCCTATATAATTCCAGTTTCTTTTGAATATATGTTTAACATACAATTCTTGAGGTTTTCTTTTAGGAAAGAATAACCGCTCCCCCTACAATGAAAATGACTTATTAATTAAAAATTAATACCATCGGCTTTACTGTGAAACGAGGTATAGTGTTCCTGAAGGTTCTTTAACCGTAACAGACACTATATACTGCCACTTAAAAGTAAAGGCCTGTATTATAATAATATTACAGATTTATCATTGGTTGTAGGTCAATGTGCCGCATGAAAACGTAACATTAAAATCAACCTGACCCCCCAACCCCCAACCGAACCCCCCGCTTGCTTGAACCCACACGGACTAGATTGATGTAGACAGATATACAATCGGGTATCGTCCCCTTTGTATGATCCAGTTTCTTTTGAGAATAATATCTTCGGATTTATTCTCTTGAGGTTTTCTTTTAGGAAAGAATAACCGCTCCCCCTATGGTAAAATGTGACTTACTGATTAAAACGGATGTACCATCGGCTTTACTGTGAAACGAGGTAATACGTTCCTGAAGATATTTTGATTTGACAAGATACCGTAACAGACGTATTATACTGCCACTTAAAAGTAAAGGCCTGTACATCCCATAATATCGGGATTTATCACTACTGTAGGTCAATGTGTAGCATGGACAAGTGTAACGCCCAACCCCGCCTATTTAAGAATTCTGACGCCGGAATGACCGGTATTTCTTCTTCTTTGTCTTACAAGACGAAGGATATAATAGATCCGGCACGTTTTAGTGCCGAATCTATAAATATCTCTCGTCGTATTAAATATTTCGCTTTTTATTTTAATACGAAAAGGTTAGTTACCCTTGAAGGACGGGAACAATATAACCGTTGGACTGGTTTTGATAATTGTAAAATTTATCACAACCGGCTCAATAAAGTTATAATGTTCCAAGTCCCTGAAGGGCAATTAAAGCGCGTAAAGCAGCATCTTAATCACGTTCTTAGTGGTTATGATGCTGAAGCTCTAAGTTTGCATCTCGCCCATGATTTTTCTGATTTCTGTTCAGGAATCAAATTTATCATAGACGGGTTTACAAAAGTAGGTAGCGTCTCCAATAAACTCCGAACTTCTTTGGATTTTATTGACGACGTTACTGAAGATATTAGAATCTTACGCCCCTCTGTTAGCTCGTTACTACCTAAATTTTTATCCACATTATTAGATATTTATTCATTATATAAAAATTGTGACATTTTTAGTGTTGCAAAATCTTTGCTTTCGTTTTATAATTTATTTACTGATTACAAAGTTGTTTTTCCCGAATCTTTTGACGCTTTATTTTTATCTACTTGTTCTATTTTTTTACCCTCTAAATTATTTGAAGTTTTTAAACGTCTTTCTATTTTTTCTAATTCTAAAATGCTTGATGATATGCATGTACTTGATAGTTTAATCTCTATTGTACATGACTTTGTTAAGCAAACTTTAATATTTTTTAATTTTAATTCTTATATTGATTTTTTTGATAATATTTTTTCTTATCTTCCCTTTGGTAAGAAGATGATTTACACTAAAGAAATGAGATCATGTGTATCACGCACGTTAGCTGAACCTAAATGTCTTAGTGATAAGACTTTTAGAATTCAAGTTAATGAACTCAACAGTAAGTTGAATCGTGATATAGATTTCATGGAATGGTGTAAAAGATCTTCTTCCATAAGCTCTCTTAAAAGTGACTTTGACAGACTAGTAAAGAATGTCAAAGGTTATGAGAGAGCCACCCGAACCGAACCCAATTGCTTTGTTTTTGAAGGACCGCCCGGATGTAAAAAGAGTTTGTTTACTGGTAAGCTATGTGAGTTGCTTACTTGTAAAGACTCGATGACTGTATATTCTCATTTAGTAAAAGCCATTACCGATGGAAAAGATTGGTATGACTCTTACAATAATGAAGATATTTTTCTAATGGATGACGTGGGACAACAAGGTATTAGTCAATGGAGAACATTGATTAATATGGTGTCGTCATTACGTCTTCCGTTAGATTGTGCAGATGCAAAATTAAAAGATACAAAATTCTTTTGTTCAGACACTATAATTCTGACAACTAATAAGTTTTCAGAGTTACAGGGTTTTAACAAAACTGATTGTATTTCAGATCCGCACGCCTTATGGCGCCGTGGATTTGTCTTTAATTTTGATCAAGTCATTATGAACCGCTCAACAGGATTACTCACAGGAAATATAGTTTTTAGATATTACGATATTGACCAGAAAGCTTGGATCGAAGGATTCCCAGCTTATGTAGAAACTACCCTACCGACTACATGTGACTCTTCAAATGAGTTGTATACGTTGGCATGGATGCGTCAAATAATTTTATTATTTAAAAACTATAAATCAAAGTTCGCTACCGACACGGTTTTAACCGCGTCCCAAGTGGAGGTTATTTCTCAATTCTTCGAAAAGCCAATCATTGCTGATAAAGCTGAAGAAGAATTTTATGATGCAGAGACATATTCAATATACGATCACGCAAGTGAGAGTTTACAGGATATAGTCAATATGTTTTCTGATTTTAAAGAGTATTTATACTCTTTGATACCCGATCTCATTATTGAAAAGAAACTAATTTCTTTAACTATTATATCGATATTCTTCGGAATGTCTTTTTATTACTTAAAGGGATTACTTTTACCACATCAAGAAATAACACCAGAGGCAAAATACGAAAGATTGAAAAATCTTTTTATAGCTGGACCTGCCCCGACCACTGATGTTGCAGCGGTACAACGTAATATTAAGGATATTACTCTTAAATGTACAAATGCAACTTTCAAGGCCACAGCTATACTCTCAGGACACTATGCAATAGTGCCCGCCCACATGGCGTTTGAAGAGAATTGTTTAATGCAAGTTATGCAAGACTCTGTTAAAAACTTAGTATTACTGGATTTCATCCCGGTAACGCGAGTTTTCATAGATAACCACAGCGATGTGGCTATTTATAGAATGCCATCGAAAAATCTGACCCCGTTCAAATCTCTTTCACATTTTTTTATTCCAAAGGAAATCCGACAGGATTCTTATCTATTGTCAAGTATGGGTGTAATTCCCCTAATAAATCAACTCAAACACGATGATTATAATACCATATATTATTCTAATGCTCCTGAAGGTTACAAAGCTTTTAAAAACTTTGTAGCAAAAACGGAACGTTTGGATTACAATATATCGTATCCCACTTTATGTGGATCACCAGTCTTTGATGGATCTATTAGAGGAATGCACGTCGCTGGAAACGGCGTTTCTGGAACTTCAGTCATATGGAGTAACAGAATTATACAGACAATACATAAAATCTTGGAGGATGATAAATATATCCTACCTATGGAATTTAAAAATATAAAAGAGTCTGAGAACTTATCTGCTACGCAAGTAGAATATAAGTTTTCTGAGTCCACCCCCAAACACTCGAACTATGCACCAACAAAGGTATTTGGAGTTTTCCCTGTAGAGAGAGAACCCGCAAATATGCTTTATGATGGACCTCATACAGTCAAGACACTGATGAGGAAAAACATGTCAATCAATAAACCTTTGGATTTGCCTCTTTATAAAGAAGCTGCTAAAGGTTTTGATTGTTTTTTCCAACCATATGGTAAATGTACCGATCAAGAAATAGTTGATGGATTTGACTTGATTGCTCAAGTTAATTCAAAAACTTCGAACGGTATGTTCTATGATGGCGAGAAAAAACAATATATTGATTATGACAATAAATGTTTTAGGCCCGAATTCCGACAACATCTGCAAGACCTTGAAGAATCAATTCTTAAAGGCAACCTTCCTGCTGAATTTGTGTTTGTTAAAAGCACATTGAAGGATGAAGTAAGAGACATGAGTAAACAAGGAAAGCCTCGAGCTTTTCAAGTTATGCCGGTGTCTTTGCAAATGTTGACAAAAAAGTACTTTGCCAAATTCGTACAAAATATAATTAAAACCAGAACGTTTCATAAGGTATGTGTAGGAATTAACCCATATAAAGAATGGGATAGTTTCTACAACAATCTTAAGAATCATAAGAGTTTTGCTATGGATTTTCCTGATTGGGATGGTAATATGCTCGCCGCTGCCCAGGATATAATTTGTGAGAAAATCATGAATTATTATTCTGGAAGTAGCGACGAACGTATTATCGCCGAAGTCGTTTTACGAACGATTATCGTTAAGATAATTGTTTGTAATGACGATGGATATTTAGTTTCTCATGGCTTACCATCTGGTAGTTTTTTGACAGCTATTTTAAATAGCTTAGTAAATCTACTAAATGGTATGGCATGGTATCTAAAACAAACAGGAAAACCTATAGCAACATTTTTTCAAAAAGTTGACTATTATACGTACGGAGATGACAATGTTACAACCGTTAAGGACCCCACGCTCTACACAAAGCTGAATGCATTGACATATCGAGATTTCCTACGGGAAATTGGTATTAATTGTACTACAGCAGATAAGAAAGAAGTACTAGAGGAATTTGACACCCTTGAAAATATTAGTTTTCTGAAAAGAAAATTTGTGTTTTCACACGATCTTAATAAGGTCGTTGGGGCTCTTGATCCTAAATCCCTTCTAACGGGACTTAACTGGTATGACTCTTCGAGCGGTGACACAGCAGATAAAATCCTACATGATAAAATAGCTTGTTTTCAACGAGAAGCATTTTTACATGGCCCCCAATTTTATCAGGCTAAAGTAGAGCATCTAAAGAAGTACGCGGACAATAATGGTGTTGCATTTGATGAGCTACCGTATAGCTATCTCTTGCGACTTTATCAACTTGATGATCCATCATTTTGTGAGCCTTTAATGTCTCGGTACCGATTTAATTTAGTCACCGACCACTAAATATATTATTTTATTTATTTATTTTAATTTATTTTCTTTTATTTATTTATTTATTCATTTATTTGTTTATCTTTATATTTTATTTATTTTATTTATTTTGTTTTTCAATTTATTTATTTTTATTTTACTTTAATAATAGGGTTATAAGCTTATGCACCAC